ACGATCACGAACTATGTGCTGTGCCCCAAGGGCGCAGCCACCCGAGCGCCTGTTCCTGAGCCGTACACAGAGATCGAACTCCTCGCAGGGACGACGTTCCCGCTGAGTGTGACGACCGGGCGCGAGTACCTGATCGAAGTGACCGGCGTGTGGGGTTGGCCCGAAGTGCCCGCGGAGATCACCCAAGCGGCGCGCATCCTGGTGCACGAGATGGCGAAGGTGCAGGACGCCCCGCTCGGTCTCGTCGGGTCGCCCGAGTTCGGCATGTCCCGCGTCCCCGGCTACATGCCCCGGCACGCACGCGAGCTGCTCGCACCGTTCCGGCACCCGGACGTGTGGGGCATCGGGTGACCGCAACCAACGCGACGATCCGCCAGACGATCTACGACGCTCTCGCAGACCTGTCCGGCGTGAACCGGTACATGTACCCGCCCGAATCGATCCAGGTCCCCGCCGTCATCGTCGGAGGGATGGAGATCACACGGTCTACCTACGACGGCGGCCGGCAGGTCGACGTGTCGCTGCTGGTGCTCGTGTCGCACTCCGACACCAGCCAGCTCGAGATCATGGACGTGATCCTCGACCCGACAGACCAACGCTCGGCGCTCGCAGCGATCGAGGCCGTCACCGACGCCAACGGTGTGTCAGTGGCGTGGCGCACCGTGGGCAGCTACGGCGAACTCGAATGGGGAGGCGTCACCTACTACGGGGCTGTCGTGTCCTGCCAGGTCTACACATGACGACCGCGGCGAAGCTCGCCGGCAACCTGTCGAAGGTCGGCGCAGAACTCGCCCGCAACAACCGCAACGCCACCAAGTACGCAGCCCTCGCGTTCAAGGACGCAGCGCTGACCGAAGCAAAGAAGGACTCGGGCGGCGATCTGCGCCTGTCGCACTTCGGCAAGAAGGGCGCCAAGCTGTCCGTCGGGTTCGACCTCGACGGCGACCGCACCGCCCGCGCCACTGTCCGGCCCCGGCCGATGGGCCCGTGGAAGGTATTGCAGTACGGGGCGAAACCGCACCTGATCGTGCCGGGACTCACCCGACGGCAAGCGAAGGCGCTGTCCCTGTTCTCAGCCATGGCCGGCCAGGGCGGCAGCCTCGATAGCTACAACATTGCCGACCTCGCATCCTCAGCCCGAGGGAACCGCAACAACAAGGCGTCGCGCCGGCGTAAGCGTCGACCACCGTTGAAGATCGGCGGGCAGATGCGGGCATGGGCCAGCCACCCTGGTGTCGCAGGAAAGCACACCTGGACACGCGCCGAATCCAAGGGCGCCGACCAGGCGATCAAGGGGTACCGGGCGAACCAGGCGAGAGCGCTCGGCAAGGTGTTCGGCTGATGGCCCGCCGAGCGCTCATCGTGCACCCCGGCCCCGACTTCTCCGTCGCCGACGTGTTCCGAGGCTGGTGCCGAGGCTTCTCAGAGCTCGGCTGGGACGTTATGCCGTACAACCTCGGCGACCGGATGCAATGGGGATCGATCGCCCACCTCGCAGCGGCCGACGGCACCTACCACAGGGCGTTCCCAGAACCGGAGGACGTGTACGGGTTCGCCCTGTCGGGCCTGTACCGGGCCGCGTACCGCTGGTGGCCCGACGTCATCGTGTTCGTCTCCGGGTTCATCCTCGACCAAGAACTGCTCGAGGTGTTCAAAGCTCGCGGCCACAAGGTCGCGTGCGTGTTCACCGAGTCCCCCTACGAGGACAGCCGCCAGCTGATGGTCGCTCCAGCGTTCGACGCTGTTGCAGTCAACGACGAGGCATCGCTGCACAAGTACGACCGGGCGATCTACACGCCGCACGCCTACGACCCGACCGTCCACCACCCCGGGCACTCGTCGCACAAGTCGGACTGTGTGTTCGTCGGCACCGGCTACCCGTCACGCCAAGAGTTCATGAAACGGGTCGACTGGAACGGGATCGACCTGGCGCTCGGCGGCAACTGGGAAGACGCCGACGACACCCTCACCCCGTACGTCGTGCACAACCTCGACGACTGCCTCGACAACGACGACACCGCCGACATGTACCGCGGCGCCGCCACCGGGTTCAACATCTACCGCACGGAGAACAACGGCGACATGGCCGACTCCGGCGAAGGATGGGCCGTCGGACCCCGAGAGGTCGAACTCGCAGCCTGCCGCACATGGTTCGCACGCCAGTCCCGACCCGAGTCAGACGCCCTGTTCCCGATGCTGCCCACGTTCACCTCACCAGAGGAACTCGGCGAACAACTCCGCTGGGCTCTCGCCAACCCCGACCACGCCGCTACCGCCGCCGCAAAGGCCCGCGAAGCCGTCCAGGGTCGCACCTTCCCCAACAACGTGAACGCCCTCCTCAGGGCGCTCGACATCTAGTCCAACCCCAACCCAACACAGGAGGCCGTCATGGCTGCTCCCATCGCCGGCCGCAAGGGCCGGATCTACATCGACACGTCCACGAACGGTTCCGGCAACGCCGTGCCGATCGCCAACCTCAGCTCGTGGTCACTGAACCGCAGCACCGACAAGATCGACACCACGTCGTTCGGTGACGAGTCCAAGACGTACGTCGTGTCGCTCCCCGACGCCCAGCTCGACTTCTCCGGGTTCTGGGACACCGACGGCGACCAGTACAAGGTCGCCGCCGCGATCGACGGTGGACGCAAGACGTACCTGTACGTCACGACCGACACGACCACGAAGTACTGGTTCGGCCGGTTCCACTTCGACGTCTCCGTCTCGCAGACCGTGTCGGGTGCTGTCGAGGTGTCCGGCTCAGCCGGCGCGGCGACGTCGCTGCAGTCCGCGGGTCTCTGAGTTGAGCGAAGCTGACGGCAAGGAGTGGGCGTGCAACACGCCCGAGGGTCAGGTCCGTCTCGCGGACCTGACCCTCGAAGCTCTCGCCGAACTCGAGAAGCAGTGCGGCCAGGAATGGTGGCGGATCGTCGCACGGCCGCGCGCGTCGGCACAGAACGCCATCCACATCTACGCGGCGTGTTGCGCCTCGGCTGGGTGTGAACCGGCGACGGTCACGGCGCGCGCCCTGCTCGACGTGTTCGAGATGGTGTCCGACGACCTCCCCGACATGTACGAGGGCGGAATCCCAAAAGCGGAGGACGCACCCTTGACCACTGGATCGCCTGGTGCGCCCTCCGGTTCCGGTGGACCCCCACCGAAGTCCGGCGCCTGACCCAGCGCGACCTCCAGCTGTTGAACGAGGCCGTCCGCAACGCCGACCAGGCACGCTCCCGATAAGAAAGCGGTGACCAGTGGCTCTGCTGGAACGTCTCGAGATCGTGATCGAGGCCGACGCCCGCACCGCGGAACGCGAGTTTGATCGCATCGGGCGTTCCGCGAAGGAGTCGCTCGAATCGATTGAGACGTCCGCGGGGAAGGCTGGCGACAACGCCGCCGCCGAGCTGGCCGGGTCGGCGTCGAAGTTCGCGTCGGCCGGCAAGGAGCTGTCCGACGCTGCTGCCAAGGAACTGGATCTGTCCGCCGCTGCCCGTGGGGCGGCGGCGGACGTTCCGCGAGCGCTCGACAATCAGCGGACCGACGCCGAGTCCGCCGGTCGGCGTCTCGGGGACTCGGCTGCGCAGGGTGTCGCTGCCGGTGTGCGTGGCGCCGGCGGCGGTGTGCGTGGCGCAGGGTCCGATCTGGGCGGTGATCTCGGTGACGGTGTGTCCGGTGGGATGCTCGACTCCCTGTCGGGTATCGACGGCGATCTGTCCGGTGCGCTCGACGGAGCGATCTCGTCGCTCCCCGCAGGGCTGGTCGGCCCTGCTGGTGCCGCTGCCGCCGTGGTGGGCGCTGCGTTCGTGCAGGGGTTTGCCGACGCGATCGAGTCGGAGAACCTGGGCGATGTCATCGCAGCCCGTGTCGGCGCGGGTGCAGCCGAGTCCGAACAGTTCGCACGGGTATCCGCCGGTGTGTTCCGCGACGCATGGGGCGAGTCAACCGCCGAAGTCAGCGACGCCGTCGACGCCGTCTACTCGACACTCGCCGATGCCCGCGGGTCGGAGGCAACGCTCGAAGACTTGACCCGGCGGGCGCAGGCGTTCGCCGACGTGTTCAACCAGGACGTCGGTACCGCTGTGTCGAACGCCGGTGTGCTGATCCAGACCGGCCTTGCCCGCGACGCCGTCGACGCGTTCGACCTGATGACCGAAGCCGCTCAAGGTGTGCCGGCGGCGATGCGCGACGAGCTCGGCGAAGCGACCCAGGAATACTCGACGTTCTTCGCGACGCTCGGGTTCGACGGACAGGAAGCATTCGGGATCCTGACCGACGCAGCGGGCGAGGGCCGCTACGAGCTGGACAAGACCGGCGACGCGATCAAGGAACTGTCGATTCGGGCAACCGATCTGAGTGATGTCGCAGCGATGTCGGCGCTCTCCGACCTGGGACTCGACGCCCGCGACACCGCCAATGATCTGCTGGCCGGTGGCGCAGCGGCCCGCACCGCCACTCAGGACATCCTCGACGCCCTGTCGTCGGTGCCCGAACCTGCCGAACAGGCACGCATCGCGATCGCGTTGATGGGTGCCCCGCTCGAGGATCTGAACAAGGCGGAGATCCCCGAGTTCGTCGCCCGTCTCGCTGACGCGTCCGGTGGTATGGCAGACGCCACCGGTGCGTCCGATGAACTGACCGCGTCGCTGAAGAACACGTCGTCTGCGGTGGAGACGGTGAAGCGGGAGATCAGCGGAGCGTTCTCCGACTACGCCAACGAGATCCTTCAGCCACTCGCCGACTATCTGAGCAGCGAGGACCCGACGCTGAAGGACGCCGCGAACTCGGCCGGCGAGTTCCTCGGCAACGCGATCGTGGACGCGATGTACCTGACGGTCGGCGGCCCGTTGTCGTTGTTCTTCGACCTGCCCGGAAAGCAGGAGATCAAGGACCTGCTCGGCATCGGCGATGACCCTGTCGAGGTGCCGGTCGAGGTCGGGTTCGCTGGCGGCGACCCGGGCCTGCGTCTCGACCCGGCGACCGGGCAGCTCATCCCCGACTCCGAGACGAACGTCGATGTGACCGTCGGGTTCGCAGAGAATGGCACGAACTGGCAGATCGACCCGACCACGGGCCAGTGGGTCGTACCGGATTCCGAGTCGAACGTCGAGATCACCGCGGACGGCGGACAGGCGATCGCCACCCTTGAGGACGTCAACGACCTGCTCGCACTGTCCGGCGACCTGTCCGACCTTGCCGGTGACCGAGCAGCCAACTACCTCGACCGCATCGCGAACAGCTCCGGGCTCGACGACATGCTGTCCTCTGCGCTCAGCCTGAACGACGCGATGAACAACTCGCACGAGTGGATCAACGACTTGTCACAGAGCGTCGATGTTGGCGACATCGCCAACGGGTTCACCGGTGCCGCCGAAGACACCATCGGCGTGCTCGAGGAATGGGTCAGCGTCGGCGCTGACGCCCAAGCGGTCATCTCCAGCACCCTGCAGTTCCAAGGCGCCGACGCCGCGGTCGCGAGGGCCGGGCAGATCCGTGACCAGCTCGTCGGGATGATGGACGACGCCGGATACACCGACGAGCAGATCGCCGAGCTGTTGCAGACGATGGGGCTCCTGCCCGAACAGGTCAACACCGCCATCGAGTTGTCCGGCGAGGACGAAGCGATGGCGAAGCTGACGCTGCTGCGCGACTTCTACACGAACAAGGACGGCACCTCCGGCATCCCCGACGTCGTCAACACCCAGGTCTCCGTCGCTATCGCCGAGGGCCGGTTCACTGACGCAGCCAACCTCATCAGCCTATGGGTGAAGGACCAGGAAGACGGCAGCATCAGCGACCCGCTGCTGATCGCCATGGGACTCGGTGACACCGCCCCGGCATCCGGCGAGGTCAACAACTGGAAGGCCGAGGAAGAAGCGAAGCCGCCCGCGTGGATCCAGATCGACGCGAACACCGGGCCAGCCCGCGCCGCCGCCGCCGGGCTGTTCTACGACGTCAGCCGCCTGAACCCGAAGATCACGATCGGTGCCGTCAGCCAGGTCAACACCAACGGCACCGGCGTGCCGTACTCCATCCCCTACATCGAAGCGGCCACCGGCCGGGACATCAACGGTAACGGTGTCGTCGGTCGTGCCCTCGGCGGGCCTGTCGATGCGGGCGCTGAGTACATGGTGAACGAACAGGCGACCGGTCAGTCGAGACGGGAGATGTTCGTCCCATCAACACCGGGGTTCGTTCTGAACGCGTCCGACTCCGCGGCGCTGATCCAGAGCGTGCAGGAACTCGTCGCCGGTGGGTCGGGAGTCGTTGTGAACCAGCAGATCACCACCGCCGACCCCGTCCAAGCGGGGTCTGAGTCGGCGCGCAAGATGCGCGACGCGACGTTCCTGGCAGGCGTCTGATGCCCGTCACCTACAACAGCAACGCCGGCAACCTGACGATCGGTGGCGTCGCGATGTTCTGCCCGGCCTGGCGCATCGAGAACCTGTACGAACTCTGGCTGCCCGCCGATCAGCGCGGCATCGATCGGACACGCCCGAACGTCACCGGGTCGTTCCCTGTGCGCCGCTACGCGACCGCGACTCGCAAGAGCCTCCGCATGTTGATCGTCGGCGACGTCGACCGCACCGGCGCATCATCATCGAGCCTGCTCGCCGGCATCTACACGAACATCGCGTATCTGCGCGACAACGTCGTCGCCCCCACCGGCGCGACCGACGGCACCCGCTCCGCGGTGCTCACCGT